TAATAATACCAATAAAACAACAAATAAACCTAATGAATATTATGATGAGGAAGAACCTTATACTGGTCAAAATAAAGGAAATACCAATATAAGTGAGAAAAAGAAAAAAAAATAATTTAAACCCACAGAAATGTGGGTTTTTTATTTGTTTTTTTCGATTATTTTTATTAGTCTTGTGGTAAGTAAAAAAATATAGATTATATGAAAAAAAAATTAATAGGTTGTATAGGATTAGCTCGTTCTGGTAAAGACACAACTGCCGATTATTTATGTAATAATTACGATTTCACAAAGTATAGTTTTGCTGATCCATTAAAGCGTGGTTGTATGAATATTTTTGGATTTACCGAAGACCAGGTTTTTGGTGATGCTAAAGATATTATTGATCCAGTATGGGGTTGCACCCCAAGGGATCTTTTAAAGGTTATGGGTACAGAAGTTTGTCAATATGATTTACAAACACATATACCAGCATTTAAAGAAATTGGTCGTTTAATATGGGTTAAACGATTTGAGCAATGGTATAAAAATAATACTGATAAAAACATTGTTATATCTGATGTAAGGTTTATACATGAAGCAAATTCAATTGTTTCAATGGGTGGTGAGATATGGAAAGTAGATCGTCCAGGTAAGGATGTCGGTGATTTTCACGCATCTGAAAAAGAAATGTTTGATATACCGTATAAGAATCTTTTGACCAACGATAAAGATTTACAGAATCTTTATTCTTTGATAAATGGAGCAATCAATCAGTAAAAGAATTATAATTTCTATATTAAAACAATATAAAAATTTATTACCATTTTCTGTTGCTCAGTATGTGGTACAGATTTATTTACCTCATTTTAAACAAAATGTGAATGTTAGTCGTATAACGTATAAAAATCATTTTGAACCATTTATTGAATTTATGAATAATACCTTTTATAGGGTAGAATTTCATTCATTTGAAAATACCGATAATGATGATTTTTGTTTAACGCTTAAAGAAATCGAAATTAAAAATTTACCGTATGATACGACATATTATGAGGATACATTATCCAATATAATCGATCATCATTTTGGAGTTAATTTTAGTTGGTATGATGAGGTATCATATGTTGGTTCTGAGGATAAGGAAACAAGCACGTTAAAGATAATTTTATAAAATAAAAAAGGGTAAGAAAAATCTTACCCTTTTTGTTTATCCTAAGATAATAGTTTTTATTATCTGAAAGCTGTGATACCAAATGATACCGCATTCTTAACCTTGATAACACCGTAGAATTTGTTATTAACCATTTTCTTAGCGTATCTTGTCATTATACCTTTCACAGGAGCGAAAGTGAATGGGTTATACATTGTTGGAGTCAATTGCATTGGCACGTATGGTGCGTAGATATAACCAGTATCTAACAATGATGTACCTTTATGACCCATTAAGATTGTGTCTGCTGGGAAGTAAGGGTCACGATATACCTGATAACGTCCAGATAATGAACCGATTCTTTCGATACCCATGTTATATTTATCCTGATCAGGAGCTGCGTTAGAAACGTGGAAGTATTCTAAGTCATCGAAGATAGCTGAAATTTCAGCAGAACATACGATAAAGTTAGCACCACCTCTTAATGTAGCCTTGTGGATCTGAGCAGATACCTGGTTGATAGCTGTAACCAAAGTTTGGTTCCATTCTTTCTGTGTATAGAAAGCAGCAGCGTTAGAAGTATCAATACCACGACCTGTTTTACCAGCGTAATCCCATGATAATCTCCAAGCAGCACCTCTACGTAAATCACGTAAGATTTCTCTATCGATTTCAGCTGCAACTTGTTCTGACAATAAAGCAGTCAATTCAGCTTCTGCATCGATATTATGGAACGCACTAACGTCCTGAGCCAATTCTGGTGACCATGTAGCTCTTAGTTTTCTTTCAATAACAGAAACCGTTACAGATTTAAGTTCGAAAGATACTTCACCCATATCATCAGCCAATTCTAACGTGTTGTAAGCCTTAGCAGATACAGTAAGACCAGATACAGCGATTGATGCACCACTTGTGTTACCGTTGTTATTGTTTAAGCTGATATAAGTATAAGGAATACCAGAAGTATCTTGCATTATCTGTAAACCATATTTCTGTGCAGCAAAGTTGAAGTCAACCGCATTATTGTTAATGTCTGTTACAACTAATGTTGATAAGAATTCTTCTGCATTTTCAAACAAATAAGCTGTTGGGTTTTCACCAGCGTAACCAGTTGTAGTACCATAGTTATTTGTTGTTAATGTGTTTAAGTTTTGTTTATCAAATACAACCTTAACGATAGTACCTGTGGTACCAGAAGTTATAACCGCTTTAGCACCTTTCTGCAAAGTACCGCTTACATACAATGGTTTAAAACCATCGTTTGGTTGGTTTGTAGAGATGTATGGAAGTCTTGTATAGTCAAACAATACGATGTTTGCAGCAGCAGGAGTACCAATAGCAAATGCACCAGAATTACCTGCACTCCAAACACCAATACCAGTAGTTGAGTTTGCAAAATTTACACCAGTTGTACCTGTACCACCAAAAGCAGCACCAATAAGAATACTCTTACCTTTAGACTTATCATACATACCGTCTTCACCGTAGAATGCATCGTAAAGGTTAGTGTTATCGTTGAATCCGTTACCAGATGTCATTGCCATTTGGTTATTACCAGTGCCAGCACTGAAAGAAGATTCACCAATCTTCGGAACGAAGAAGAACAATTTACCAATTGGTAAGTTCAACGCCTGTACTGATACGATTTCGTTAGCTAATAATTTAGAGAATACTCTCCTTACAATCGGAAACACAACGGTTTCGAAAGATCCCTCAACGCCTAATGCTGTTGATTCGTTTAACATCCAAGAAGCCTGGTTCTCGAATAATTGAGCGATGTTTTCTTTAGCATAACCTTTAAGACCTTCTAAAAGACCTAAGCTATCCCATCTGTTAATTACATCTTCTCTTACAAGTTTCAAGTGGTTAACGTTCACGTTACCAACTCTACCTGATTCTAATAATGCACCCATTTTAGTGTAGTTTTAATTTATTTTTTATTATTTTATTTTATTATTTAAACTTTTGCATCAATTCTTTAATTCTATCCAATTGTGGGTTTTGATAAACCTGTGATTCATTGATTGTTGAAGCACCGCTTGAAGCCATTTTGTTAAGAACTTTTTCTTCGATTATTTTAGCAGCAGATGAAGATTTTTTCATATTAAAACTTTCTTCCAATGTTGTTGCTAACTGTTTAGACTCGTTAAGAGTTTTTGCCTTATCTAAAGTTGATAATATTTGATATTTTTCATCTTTAGTTGTGGCGTTTTCAGTCATCAATTTAACAGCGTAAGTAAGATTAGATGTGAATAATGCAACTTCTTGCAACTTTGTTTTAAGAACTTTTATAGCTTCCTTGTACTCACCTTCATTCTTTTGGAATGATTTTTTAAGTCCTTTGAAAGATTCTAATTCTTCTTTTAACATTTTGTTTTCTACCACGATAGTTTGTAATTTCTTTCTTGTGTTAACAAGTTTTTCGTGTATGTCTTCTGATTGACCACTTGGTTTCACTTTGTGTTTCAAAGAGTGGATGTGAGATGTGGTCTTATTTTCTTCCATTTCCTTACCGTCTTCGTCTTCTGTAGCATCTAATTCATTAACAGATTCTTCTTCTTCCTCTGTTTCATCAATTTCGATTTCATACATTACACCTTCTTCTTCTTCCTCAGCGTCTTCTGAGATATGGATATCTTCTTCTTCATCGTCACCAGGAACTTCTTCCTCGTCACCGCCTCCAAACTCGTCACCAAGTTCTTCTTCGCCACCGTGTTCATCAGCATCATTATCAGCTTCTGAACCTTCTGGGTGGAATTTAATTTCGATACCATCTTCTGTGCGAACAATTTCGATTTCATCAGTTGGTTCCATAAGTTCAAATGTTTTAAGAACTTCTTCGTCTGATTTATCAGTTAGATCAATTACTTCATCACCAGGAAGTTCGTCCGTAGGAACGTCACCAATACCTGGTTCATCTGTCATTTCTTCTCCGTCTGAATCAGAACCAAATGATGGCTCATCGGAAATGCCCATGCCATCGGTAGAATCTGGATTAACTTCTGTATTTTCCTCATCATCCTCCATATCGTCATTAGAGATACCTTTTTTAATAATATCTTCTAATTCTTCTTTAAGAGTTGATCTTAATACGTGGTTAGCATTTTTTTCAATAGCTGCTTTTACTTCTTTTACTTCCTGTAACGTTTCAGCTAATATACTTTTTTTGCTCATATTATTATTAATTTTTTAAAAACTATTATCCTTTCTTAGATATAAATATATTATATTTTTTAAAAAGACTTTTTTTTTAAAAAAAAGAATAAAAAAAACCCGAAAAACATAATGTTTTTCGGGTTTTTATAAAATTTTTAAAAAGTAATCTTGTCTTAGTCGTTTAACTCAACATTTTCTGGTACAAGAATCTTTGTGATGTTAATTTCTTTCATGTCAATGTTTCTGAACTTGATAGAAGAACCTTCAAAGTCTTTAGTGATAATACTTTCAGCATCTGTAGGTGATACAGCTTTTACTAAGTATTTCTCTTTAATTTTCTTCATTTTTCCATTGTCATCCTCAGTTGACCATTGTGCGGTTACCATGAACCAGTAAAAAGTTTTATCCATTTCGTATAAATTTTAGTTACTACAATACTAATAAACTTTTTTTTAAAAAACAAATTATTTACCTAAAAAACTTTGTAATCTTCTCATAAAATCAAGATTTGAATCACTTGATTCTTCAATTTCATCTTTTGCTGTTGGTAAAACCTCATCATATTTTTTGAAATCATTCATATCTTTGTATAGATATGAACCAGGTGTTGATGGTGAAGATACTGCATCCCAGCATATCAATTCAAAGTCATCCTGAACCATGTTCTGACCACCAACCTTTTTTAAGGTACCGATACCTCTTGATGAGATACCAACGGTCATACCGTATGATAGGTAATGTGCCAAT